ACTTTTATTGCACCTGCATATGTTTTATTTATAATCATTAAAACTCCATTCAATATATTACAGTATAGCACAATGCTATAATTAATATATGGAAAAACAACATCTTTTTATTATGACGCCAAACAATAGCGGAAGTACATTTCTTGCACATCTACTTCATACTTCTGGAAATGTTTCTGCATTGCCTAGACTTGAAGGATGTTTTTTGCCAGAACTTACGGATTCATTTCCTAAGTTTATTGGAGCAGATTCAGGAATTACATTTACAAAAATAAAAGATAAATTATCTAATGAATCAGAATATAATTGGAAACAAATTATTAACGTGTGGAACAAACACTGGGAGTTTTCTAATAAAGAGATTAATCTTGATAAAAGTCCCCCATTAATATATGCGGATCAAATGTATAAAAAATATTTTCCAAATTGTAAATTTATAGTTATGGTTAGAAATCCTATTCCCACTGTTGCTGGAACTATATCTGAAATCAAAAGATCTTTTAAAGAAGATAAATTTAAAGAATGGGAAAAAGATTATGACGGATATAAAGTAGAAAATGTATTACCCCATGTTCTTGATGCAATTACACAATGTGATAATATAATTAAAAATAATTCAGAGTGCACTTTAGCAATTACATACGAAGAGTTGGTAAATAAAACAGATGAAACTCTTGAAAAAATATATAAATTTATTCCAGAACTTAAAAAAGTAGATACTACAAAAAAGTTTTTTATAAAAAATAGAATAGGTAAAATAACAAATTTTAACGACGAACAATCAGATCAACTTTCAGAACAAGATATAGAATATATGAATAAGTATATTTTTCAATATAAAAGAAATGTTGATATAAACAGTTTATTACTTAAATATAAATAAGAAAAGCCAGCACAAGGCTGGCTAATCCTATAAAAAAACTACTTCTTTGCAGCAGTCTTTTTTGTTGCTGTCTTCTTAACTACAGGTCTCTTAACTGCTGTAACAGTCTCAAGTGCCTTTTCTACTTCCTCGGCTTCTGGAAGGCGACCAAATGCCTTGTCATTAGGGTTGGCGTATCTCAGTAGAACTGGAACAATTGCTCCTGCTAAAGAATATGCCAAATCCTTTGGATTTGTTACTCCTGCCATATATAGAGTTGTTGCTGCACCAATGACTGAGCGTCCATAAGATGCAACCATTGCCTTAAATTGTGTACTGTTCATTTTTCCTCCTAGGATATTACATTAGTTAGTACTGTAAAACCAATCCATAAACCAATAATTCCTGCGACTCCTGCAAAAACTGGTGGTGCTGGGACTGGCAATTTGAATGCTGCGAAAACCACGCCACATCCAAAACCTGTTAGTGTTGACATAAAAATTTCTTTCATGAAATATACCTTTGTGCTTGTAGTTGTTTATAATGTTTTTCGCAAATATCAATAATTCTTATTTCAGAATCTGTCCAAATATGAGTCGACTCTAAGTCGCAAGGATCTACCTCACATACCTGAAATGCATGGTAGATTAAACTTTTTGGATCTTTTAACTTTATCATTATTCAATTTTACCATAGTCTGATGGAATCATATCTTTTATTTCTTTATATGCTTTTGATATTTTTTCCATTGACTCAGTCTGTGGAGTATGTATAGCATTTCCATATTTATCAAAATAACTAATAATTGGATCAATATCAGATATAAATTTGTTTATTTTATTTTGAACATCTTCTATATACTCAAAAGCCCAATCACGGGAATCTGATAAAAATTTAATAAAGTTTTCATTATGATCAATTTTAGAATTTTCTATATTTTTAGATTCTTGAATTATTTCTTTTGCTATTTCTATATCAAGTCTAGCCTGTATTAATTCAGAAAGAGACCTAATATACCTTTTTCTTGTTACATATAATTTAAAAGAAATAGATATAAATAAAACAAAAAATGCAATAAAAAATATTAAATCAAGCATGCTTAAGTTCCTTCTTTATATCCCAAATAATAGATCCATCCCTTGGAAACTCTTCATCAAACATAATCTCTGAATCACCGTCTTTCATTATTTAACTGCATCTCTAGTTAATAAAACAATTGCACCATTCATCTCTAAAACCTTTTTTACATGAATCATGTATTGTGCTGCTTCAATTTTTTCATCATGATTCATTTTAACAAAATCCATTTCATTTGCACGAACTACCAAAAAATGTTCATTATCTAAAATATCAAGATTAAAGTTTTTAGGTGGTGTAATTGATCTAAATGCTCTACGCATTTCATCTGTATACATTATTTATTTCCCATTGTAAGTATTTGCCAAGTTTCTGCCCAGTCTTGTTTTGTCTTGTGACTATTAAATTCTTTAGATATTTCACCATCTTCAAGGTATATTCCACCCCAAACACCCCATTCTTTTTGTGAAACTCCAACAGCAAAACATTGTTGCATTACCGAACAACCCATACATAACTTGTCTATGCCTAAACGCAAAGATTCATCTTCTTCATATTTTTCAAAAAAGATATTTGTATCATAATCAAGACATGTTGCAACATCTTTCCATAAATGTTTATTATGCATGTTACATCACATACTTATTTGGTATCTCCCACCCAGTTTGTGATGGAACAAACAGTTTTTGAATATGCCATTTATTATTAATGTACACTCCAAATTTTGAGGTTCTACCCTTTTCTGAAGGGTATCTATCTACTACTGTCCAGCCATCCCAACTTAGTGATTTATTATTTGCAACAATTGTTTCCATTTGCTCTAATGTTTTTACTTGCATTTTATTCCTTTGCTAGTATCTGTAAATTCCTACTTCAACGTTATTAACTTGTGCAGTTTCAACTAATTTTGAAACTGATTCTTTTGGCAAACTCATAAAGGCTAAATAATCAACAGATTGAATATTTTCCTCAATCCAAGAAGGAGGTACTTTGTAAAACTTAATCTTTTTACCACGAGATTTCATTCCACGTTCAGAAAGATTAACAAATTCTGAAACCATAGAATTGATACGTGATGGGCCAGCAGAATACAAATAAAAGTATGCATCATCTTCTTTAAGACTAGACAATGCTACACCCATAGCCCTCAAGAAAACTTGGTAATCATTAAAATTACTAGTCCCCTGAACTCCAACTATCATCGGACCTTCCCTCTCTAAGTTTGTCCATAATAAACAACATCTTATCTAATTGTATCTTATTCATACCCATTGTGTCAACTATTGATGCACGTTCTTTATCTATACCATTTTCACTTATATCTGCAACATAAAACATATTATTAGCAATCCAATATGCTTTATTTTCTACTATGACAACCCTTGTATGGGCCTTATCCATATACTGTGTTGCCTGAGTTATAAGCGTCTTTTTTAAAGTTTCTACATCTGGAAGAAAGTCTTTAATAAGATTAAAGATATGAGTTTGATTATATGTAATTGTAGGTTTTTCAATAGGCTGTTGTTTTTTAGCCATTAATCTAATTATAATATATGAAATTATAATTGTCAAAAAAGATCCAACAAAATATTTCATAATTGCCTCCAGTATGATTATATCATTGTTGTTCTTTTAATATTCTCAATATTTCTCTTAAACTATACAAAGTATTTTTTTCTAACGACTTAGTTTCTTCAATATTTAATGCTTTCTCTGTAATTCTTACATGCGGATCATCTTCAGTTAAATCAATATCAATAAATCCAAGTTCCCATAAACTCATCATCTCTTGATAAAAATAATTAGAAAATTCTTTATGTAAGCCAGGGGAAAAATCTTTTAATTTATCAGTAAATGTATACAGCATTTCCCCTGTTTCAAGATCCATGCCACTGGCTTCCAAAGATCCACTAAGAATTAATTCTTCAAAAATATTAATATCATCAGACATTTAAAAATTCCAATACATTATATTATTGATCACTTGTATCTGGTTGATCTGATGAAATTACATATTTCTTATATGCTGTAGGCCAATTCAATATGGCTTTTTGTGCATCCGCTAACTTTAATGTTCCTGCACATACCAAACGCTTTAATGCAGTTTCTGTAACATCTTTTTTACGTGCACCATTTCCAGCATATGGCTCTGGCCATAAATTCCTAGGATCTGATGGATCTCCACCCAACTGCAAAGAAATTAGGTGATCCTCTTCATAATTTGCTGGTGATGGACCCCACATCTTTGTATATGATGCATAGGTTGTTTTTAGTTGAGAGTCTTTTAGTTTATTTGTATAGGTTACTGTTGGACGAATTGTCTTTGTCCATCCCACCTTGCATACAGTTGTAGCAATATTTGCTTGTGTAACAGTTTTATTAATTACTCCTGGAGTTACACTTTTATTTTGAACAACCCAATCAAGCGTTGCAGATGGTTTTGTTGTTGCGTGGGCTGACCCACCGATAAGTGCAATACTGATGATTGCTGTTGTTAGTACCTTTTTCATTCTCTTCCCCATTTCACTTTATTCCAAACTCTTTCATGTACATAATATAAAAATATTTTAGTAAATATTTCCATACCAGAAATTGCTAAAGCAATTTTGGCTTTACCAGTAATTAAATAAGAAAGAACAAAAGTATCAATTGTTCCAGTTATTCTCCATGTCACTGCTTTTACAAATGATCTGCCATGTGATACCCACATAATTGGTTTACGAGGAGCATTATCAAAGTACAGTTTTTCTTCTGCATCTGCTATACCTTTGCCAAAATTTTCCATTTGGTTAAATGCCCATTTGCTTACGTTTTTCAGTTGCTGAAATAGCATGAATATCTGCTCCTAAATCTACTTGTTCAATCTTATATCCAACATCACGACCATATACAATATTAGTAATATTTGGAAGTCTAAGAACCATTGATCCATCCATAAACTCATCTTTAGCAATATACTCTTTTACTTGATTAAATGTAAGTGGATCTTTTTCACTTGTATTGTAGGTATTACGGACTCCAAGTAGTACTTGTTCTGTTCTCTTCCCCGCTTCTTTGTAAAGGGCGTGGTGGCCTTCGTGCCAAGGCTGATACCTACCTAGCATAAGAGTTGTTGGTGCTGACCAGTCATGCAATTGACAAGCAGCAATAATCAATTCAGCCTCTTCGTCCACTGTCATTCCACAAGGAATACGAACATCACAATATTCTGGATCTTCCCACATCTTGTTGGTATCTTCAAATCTTCCAGATTCAATTCTATCTACCCAAATTAAAATATCTGGTTTACCAAATGCTGCACGAGTAAGATCTGTCGGACATATAAAGTCAACAATTACAGGAGCAACCCCTTGTTTAGCAATTAGTCTTGCCATTTCACCCATGCGTCGTGCTTGTTCAATTCTATCTTCGGGACTAAATCCTAAATCTGAATTTACAGTTGCACGAACTTCATCTGCATTTAAATGAATTGCATTAATGCGTTCCTTTAATGCTTTTGCTAATTCTGTTTTGCCAGATCCAGGCAAACCTATAATTTGAATTATCATTTGTATAACTCCTTGTTTAATTTGAAAAAATCTAAAAATTCATTTACGCTTCTAGGTCTTTCCTCTGAATAACCATTATTAATTTTATCACGGAACCAAAGTATTGCTTTATAATCTTTTTCAATATCAAAATATCTATTTGCTTGAACAGTTTTTCCTTCAAACTCTGCAACTACTCCGCCTCTAGTTGAACTATGATCAACCATATGACAATGATATTTAAATCTTGGTGACCAAATATCATAACCACTAGTATAAATATTCATTGCAGTTTCTGGTTGATCTGCAGAAAAAAACATCTCTTTTGAAAAATTATATTTATTAAACCAAGATCTAGGGAAAAAAGAAAAGTTTCCAGAATAAGTATTGCTTAGTTCAATTGGCTTTGTGCCATTTCCATGTGTAAGATATGGAACTTTATTTAAAGCCATTTCATAATAATCTGCATCACCTTTTACAGATTTTGGGTTTCCATCAATAATAAATTCATCAATAAAGTTTTTTTCCTGTGTATTAAAAAATTCATCATTATTAAAATAATTATCTAAACAGTATTGATAGTCTAAATCTCCTAATTGAATAGAATTTCCAAAATTTCCAGAAATAACAATATTTTTATTCTTGGAAGTACTTACTCTATGTAAATAGTCTTCTATTAAAACCTTGTCCCAATTAGGCATCATAATAACATGAGAATCAATTGATAACAAATAATCTTCATCTTGCATCATATTTGAAAGAATGTGTTTTGGCTTTTGTACCCCAATTTTATCTCTCTTTGGAATCAAATACCTACTAATTCTATTAAAAATATGTGAAGTATCAACAATGTGATCTTCATGATGGGCTATTGCAAAAGAAATATTTTCTGGGTTTGCTGCACGTTTAATACAAGATTCAATTGTGTTAATCTGAAATCTTTCATAATATCCAGAAATTGTTATTAAAATTTTTGACATTAATAATCTTTTCCTTTAGTTTTATCTTCAATTAACTTATCTCTTTCATCAATAATTTCAAATGAAAAAGAAATCATCTTTTTATTTGCTTTTGGGTTGTTAGTTATTTTATTATAGTGATGTCCACAAAACATAAGTTCTCCACTAACACCTTTAATATTTACTAGGGCTTCTGCACTACATGAGTCACATCTATCTTTTGGACCCAATGTCCAAGATTTTAGATCTTCTATTGTTGGAATAATTTCAGACATTGTATTCATAGTATACTACTTCTTTCTGTTATCAGTGGAATAATATCCAGAACCTTTAAAAACTGCTCCTACACTAAAGTATACACGAGACAACGGCAAATTGCAAGTTTCACATAAGTACCCTGGATCATTTTCTTTAATAGATCTTTCCTTTATATACCTTTTTGCACATGGCATACAATCATACTCATACAAAGCCATTTTTTACTTTTTCTTTGCTTTTATTATCCAGTAAGGAAGATTTAAATTATCTCCACTCCACTCATAACCCAAAAACTTTACAATGAACTTAATAATTTTGATACGCATTATTTTACCTTATACCCAAACTTTGCCCAGGCCCTTTCATGTCCAAAAAATAGTGCTGCTTCCCAAATAATTTCAGTAGATGCAATTGTTGCAGCAATTTTAAAATTATGAGTAATTAAAAATGCCACGGTAGTCGCCACAACAATGTGGGCGACATACCATGTAGCAGTTTTTAAAAAACTCTTTTTGGAAGAATCCATTACTTAACACCCTTAAGATGTCTAAATGTTTCTTCATCTACAATTCCTGTTACTGGTAACTTTTCCTTTGTTTGAAAAGCCTTGACAGCCTTTTCAGTTCCTGGACCAAAATCACCGTCTGCAGTAACCTTAAGTAGAGCCTGAACATCCTTAACGGCTTGACCCTTTGATCCAACCTTAATTGCAGTAAATAGTTTAACTTCTGGGACATCTACTCCTTGTGCCTTTGCAACTTCAGCAAGTGCTATCTTTTTTTCTTCAAGCGTTGCAACTGTTGCATCTGG